TTTCGTTGTCAAAATTAAACTTTTTCTTTCGTAACACCATGAAAACCAGTCTAATATTAAACTTATTTAAATCTTTATGCGCTTATTTGGTTATATTCTAAATAATATGTATATTTGCAACATTTTAATGCAGCATTTATATGGCAAGAGCAAATTACGAATTGATTGACAGACAGAGGGATGATCTGATGAAGGCGTATCGGGAGATAGCTCCTAATTGCCATTCCCAACAGGAGGCTTGGGAAAAGGTGGTCCATTCTCCTGCTCCGAGATACTACGTTTCTCCAAAAAGAGCTTGGGATATACTACGCAGAATGGCAGTCGGCGATTTCTCTAAGGTGGATAGCATGAAACCGATTCGGAAGAAGTTGTACTATACGCTGTTCAACAGGATGAACGAAATGACGCAGCGAAAGGAGTTCGTGGGCAAATCTTTATGGTTTATCTGCCAGTTCCTTGTTTCTGAGCCTGCCCCCGAGTTCTTTATCCAGCCAAGTAATCTCAAATTCATTTTCGCTTACTATAAGAAGTATGGAAAAAATTACAGAGAAATGGACCTTCGTAAGAAGAAACTTTCGAACAAAGCTGGTGCTTAGCATCATCTGCCTCGTTCTGTGTACTTGCCACGTCGGTTTCTATCCTGGTTGTCCTTGGCAGAACCATATCCTGTATAGCTTCTTCCATGTCAACGGATTTCATCTTGCCGTAAACCTTCTGGTGCTTTGGCAGATAAAGAACGATATGAAACCAGTCACTTCTCTGGCTGTTGCCTCTGTCGCTAGTCTGCTGCCAATGTATGTTAGTCAGCCTACAATGGGGCTTTCCGGTTTTCTCTTCGCATCATTCGGTTTAATTTGGGGTAGGACAGGAAGATGGAAAGAGGCATTAAAGAAAGCGATGCCGTTCATTATTTGCACCATGGCCGTTCCGAATATCAACGGACTTCTGCATTTTTACTGCTTCGTATTAGGCTACATCGTAGCGTATTGCATAAATAATATCAAAAACAGATAACACACATATAAAGAGAATCATGTTTTCGAAATGTTTTTCATAAATCATTTTAAAGGCGACCACTCGTGATGAGCAGCCGCCTTTTTCATGTTATCATAAATTAGCGCGTATGAAAGAATTATCTCATTTTGTCTTCTCGTCTGCTTTGTACCTCTACTATACTTCCAGCAAAGGAATCAGCAGCCTTGAAGTTCTGCAGCGTATACTTAAAAGTAAAGTACTTCCAAGGCTTACCAGCCAAGCTTGGCAGCTTGCACCAGTGCTTGCAGTCGTTACTTCCGTATATCTCCAGTCCAATCGTACCTTCGTCCGAATCAAACAGATGCTTCACCGCTCTCAGCGATTTCAACGTCATGCTGCCGCCCAGTTTCAAAGGTCTGGTAGTAAATGATCCGCTATAGCTTTCCGTATCTTCGTTGATGTCCGGCTTTGACGTGAGTGAATAGACGTTTCCGTTGGTATCTTGTATCAGATTATCCGGATAGTCATTCACTACCGCCTGTGCCTCTATGCCGCTATTCACCATCGAGAAGGTCTTATCCACCATATTATATATGTATTGGTATGATTTCCCTTTGCTGAATATTCTCAATATAGAGTCTCTGTAATCGTAGGCGATAAAGCAGTCTTTCAGGAAATCCAGGAATTTGCCTTCACCGAAGGTTGCAAAGTTCCTTGGTACCCTTCCCCTCATCTGCTCGCTCATACAGGCTACGCTTCCACCGCTTGCCGCCATCAGTCCCTTCTTTGAAGCAAAGAACACAAGCCTGTCCGTCGGAACCAGTGGAGAATCCTCATTACATACCTCTCTTGATATTGGATAGGCTCTGCTATAGAGTCCTTCTGAGTTAACCGACAAGCCGTAGATACCTTCATCCGTAAATACCATCAATGGATATTGACCAAACTGACCTTGGCTTACAGCCTCTGTGTTGGCAATAATTCCGAGTATCTTTCCGGTTCCAACCGTATTATCTCCCGATGCCTCAAATACAAATGGGTTGTTGACTACAGAAGTGAAAATCTGAGAGTTCAAATTTTCTTTATCGTTTACGCTTGTTACAATCTTTAGCAATTCACTTTCACTGATTTCCACAAACTCATGTGGCTTATTTGGTGGAAGTACAGGAAACGTATAAGCGCCATTTAATCTATTGTGTTCCTTTAGACTAACTCTGATATATTTGCCTCCAGAGCTAAAAATAACATCCGTTGCATTCGGATCTGGGTAAAACAGCCATCCTTGAAGGAAATCTTTATCGGCAGTAACACTTCTTTCAACCCATGTATCACATTTATCTGAAACGATGTGTGTAAACATAAGAAATGCGTCATCCTTAGACCTGTCTTTTCCTACAAATTTGGCGAAACCAGCAAAAGGAGTTCGTGTTGCTCCAATAAGATTCAGTCTTCCATTATAATTGTATATAGATTCTGCACTCAAAGATGCCCATCCGTAGTAATCGTCCACTTTCAGCTGCTCTTGCTCTTGAAGATTTTCCAAGGTTCCATCAGCGATAAATGCCGTTTCTCCACCCTGACCGGTAACGGTATAATGAAATTTGTACCCACCCAAATAGCTTCCAGCTATTGGCACGGTGAATAATTTATAAAAAACCGTTTTTGTGAGTAACTCGTTTATAATCTGATTGTCACTCTTGTATTTCGGCAGAAGCTCGTCATGTACCGATCTGGTATATGAGGTGTATGTACCCGTAAAGCCATCCACGTCGTAATTAAAGAGCTTTTCATCGTAAGTTTTATAACCGAAATTGGCATAAGCATACTTATTATGTATACCATTCGGGCTTTCAAAATGCCAACCTTTATCTATATAGAATGGCACAACTTGGTCTGACGCAAAAACTACAATCTCCTTGATGATGTCGCTCCAGTCACTGGATATTGATTCAAACCTGAATAGCAATTCTCTATATTCTATAAAGTAGAACATGTCTCCTAAATCCATCTGATGTAAATCCATATAGGAGTTGTGTGTACTATCAAATACAGCACCACTAAACATGCAGTTTTTATTTACAGTAGGGTAGCAGACTATTGGCGTGGTTATTCTGCAGTATGAACCATCAAACATGCGGAAAGCGCATCTTAGAAAGAATGGAAAAGCAAACATATTCTTGCTCTTTGCCCAGTTTATCGCTTGCGCTACATGTCCTTGGATGGTTTCTTGAAACTCTTTTTCATATCTAGAGTCTGGCGCACCTTCCTTAACGCTGAATGTAGTGTACGATCTGGTTTCGCTACCATCGGGTTTTACTCCTCCTGCCTGAATAAATGTATGATTTAATGGGTTAAAGTAACTCTCTCCTTTACCACCATTCGATTCTACAGCATTCTCGACATTACATAATGTTCTTCCGCTTTCTTCTTGGGTGTAGTTTTGTGTCGGTCGCTCAAAAGTAAAATCGTAATCTAAACGAGGCAAATCTTTACCCAAGTTTTTATATTTGTTTCCCTTGAAAAGCAAATAGTGAAGACCTTCGCTGGTAGCGCAAACCAAAGTGTTACCTATACTTTTTACATCATAAACGGTTCCTACATTGAAACTTTTCGTTACTCCATCGGGTGGGCTTACGATATTTCCACTATCATTTTTGGTATACCAGTATATGTTTTCCGTACCATCATAAGCAATGATATTCTCATAGTCTGCCATCTTGTGAACGTACATGATCTTCTGCCCAGCAATCTCACCAATCTTTACAGGCTTCTGTACCGCCTTCATTTCTCCATCCTTAAAGATAAATCCGTCACTCTCCAGCAGTTCAGAATCATCTGAAAGCAAGTCGCTAGGAACATTCGTCATGCCCTTGCTAAAGCTCAAAGTTTGTCTTTCTAAGTTTCTTTCCATAAAATAATTCAACATTTAACATTCAACACTCAACATTCCCCCTAGATTTTCGCCGCCGTATGAACACCATCGCCACCACGGCTTCTTCTTTCCGCTTTCTTCCAGCTAGGCTTCTCCATGTCCGTAAGACTCACAAAGAGACCGATGCCGGTACTCATTACCACATCATCATGGTTTCCGTTACCCACGATGTTACCCAAGCTTCCATCATCATGTCTCTCATATATGCGCAACTCATGATACATTTCCTTGTCTGGCTCCTCATACAGGTTATCATCAATAAACTCTTCCAAGTTATCAATCACCTGCTGCTTCGTCAGCTTGTTGGTTTGGAAACCATACTTCGCCAGTACGTTATCTTCCACATTCTCCGAACTGCTCGTTCTCTGATACAGATTATCGTAGTAGTCGGCTATCTCCTGCAGAATAGTCAGAAAGTGATCACCCTCCGTATTGTTATTTTTCTCTCGGTCGGCAGTATTACTCTCTATTACCAGCAGCGCATCATCATAATAATGGGCTAGGGCAGCAGCCATCCATGCCAGCTTATCATGTCTAACATGTCCTCTGTATCTCGCTACTACCTTCGGCTTGCCCTTCACGGTAGGAATCATACCGAATCGGTCTATCACGGTCATAACGGTATAGTCCGATGTCGTACTCTTACCGCCAATATCTACGCTCACCAAATATCTGTTCTCCACCTGCAGACAGTTTGGCACAGCCCAAATCTTCAAGTCTCCCTCACCATCGTCTCTCAGCTTCACCTTCGAGTTCTGAATGGTGTTATCATCCTTCACGCTGATGTTCACCACGATGTCGGCAGTAAACTTAGGGTCTTGCTTATACATCGCCTGCATGTCGTCTATAGAATAAGGATTGAATACCAGTCTACCAGAGTTTCTGAACGCATCTTCCTCATCAATAGGAGCCTCGGTAGCACATGCCGCATGGGTGGTAAACTTGTTTCTGTAGTTTCTGTACCATTCTATCGCCTCAAAGCAAGCACCCTTCTGCCACATTCGCCAGAAGAATTTTCCTGTCTCACGATAACCCTTCGGACAGGTACTTCTGTCTCTGTTCTGCAAAAGCCACTTGGCAAATGCTCTTCTGTTCTCTACAGGAGTCATATCCTTTTCGATGAAGAAACAAGGAATAAAGAGGAACGAATAAGCATCATTATTCTTTGGGTCCATTGCCAACTGGCACTTGTCGTAGAAGAAACCAGAGTTACCTCTACCGGTACTTTCGAATATCTCCACGTTGTCTTCCAATGGGTCGATACCACCGGATATAGAAGAAATCACACCCTCAGGATCATGCTCTGGTGTCTTCTTCCAATAAGCTACCTCCGAATAGTGGGCACAGTGGAAGTTGCTACCACGCACAGAATCGAAGTTCTCGAAGGATGCTACCGTCAGCGTACTTCGTCTGATTGCCTTCACACCATCCGTTACTTGGAAATCGTCAGGAGAATTTTCGTATGGCGAGAACTGAAGTTTTGCGCCCGGATGCCCCACGGTCCACCCCGGCTGCCGCTCCAAAGCTTTTCGGTACATCGCCTTAATCTTCTTGGCGGTATTCTTCTGCTGGGCAAGCACAATAGCATTCCAACCATCGCGCCTATAGTCCTGAATCCATTTGATGTAAAGCTGTGATAGGGTAGAGCCGCCCCACTGACGTGCCTTCAGAATAACCACAAACACCGGTTTATGGGCATTCCGCAGGTCTTCAAAAATCTTTAGTAGCTTTCTTTGAGGATAGTTTAGCTTGAAAGGAATCATCTTACCGGTCTTCTTATCCTCAATCTTATCGGTCACGTATAGGGCAAATTCGGGGTCTTCCATGAACCTCACTCTGCAGATGGCAAAGGTAAGCATTTGGAAATGCTGGGCATCATCCTTCTGGTGCGCAACATAGTTGATGTAGTCTTTCAGACTGCCCATTTTTCTCAGACCTCTGAACAGTACAGATTTGGCAGTCTTCTTCGGAACCCACATCTTAGGAATGAAGAAATCGGATAGTTCTATCTTCACACGATGCTCAAAGTTATAGCAACCTTCGCCCGTCATAGGGTCGTAGGGACCATAAATCTCATCGTATCGCTCCTGATTTTCCGCTACGAGATTATCTATTTCATGTTCAGTTACTAGAGCCATCCGTTAAATCGTTTAGTTCCTCAAAATCTGCATCCTGTATCTCGGGTGCTTTGCTTATATCCAGTACGTCTGCCTCGTCTTCGTCCTCTACGGTTGTCATACCGAGTGCCATGAGCTGCTTGAAGTCTGCATCTATTCCGTGGGTAACGCTTACTTCTGTCTGCTTTGGTATCATGTGCTTGGTAAGGTCTTTGTAGATGGTGACGTATGTCTTAGGATCATACTCTGCCAGTTGGTTCATACAATCCTCAAACTGCTCTTGGCTCCTTGCCAGCCAGTCACGTATATATTCCTTTTGGGCACTCTTTCTTGCAGGGAGAAGTTTCTTCACCTTCTCCTTCTTCTCTTTCTGTATCTCCCTTACAGACTTAAATCCATCCATTTCAAAATCTTCCATACGCTCGCTTTTTTATTATCCGAAGGGTTTCAGAGTATGAATCATGCTGCCCGGCTTGGTTGAGTTGGCACAGTCTATGATGTCTATCTCCAGTTCGTCCAGTTGGTTTAACTGGTCTATCGTCAGAGGGTCCTTGCTTGTTAATGTGCGCATATAGTATTCGTATAGCGCACCGGTCACGATATAGTCGTGTATCAGCTTGACGAGTGCATCATATTTTGTATCATCCCAGTAATCGGGAAATTTCAGCCATATCTCCTTCTCATCCCATTCTCGCAGGGCATTATCTCTAACCCTTCCTTCTGGTTTCATTACATAGGCAGACAGATTCGCTTCCACCTTATTAATATACTTGTCAAACCATCGGTAGAAGAGTGGGCGTTCCTTATCGTTCTCGCTTGTCGGAATATCTTCACCTTGCGCGTCCTTCATGTTCCGTCTTGCGCGTCCTACCATATTGGTATTTGCATCTATATCATACCAGAGTTGGGTGGCATAGATAAAGATGTGCTTATCCCAATAGCCGTGCCCTGCTCTTCGTGGATTCGGCCAGAAAGGATTTGGCTCGGGCTTCCATCCTCTCTCTCGGATAAAATGTGTTGGGTGTAATTTATTAAACTCTGGATAGCTCATATCTTGATATTTTATATTCAATATTACAAAACTCCTTCCTCCTCAGTTACGATGGCATCGCAAGTAAACTCCAGTTTGTCGCTATGTCTTGACCATAGCTTCACCTTGCAAAAACCGGTATTTACCGGTACTAGAGTAAAGGCTCGTCTATCTCTGCATCGGTGTATCTCTATGATACTTGGGTCTTCGCTTCTTGCCTCAATATCATCAATCGCTCCATCATTGAGCGAGTAGGAAAGGGTAGCTTCCTCTCCCTTCTCTAGAGTTATCTCACCTTCCACGCCTTCACCATTCACCTTTGCGGTCAGCTCGGTTGGGTAAGGAACGGTAGGGACCACCGGACCACTCATCACGAAGCACTTTCTGATGGCAATCTCGTCTGATGCAAGTGTAGCTTGGTATGGCTCCGCTTGTTTCAGGTTTGTTGTTTTCAGCCACCACTGGTATATCATGTAGTCCTCCACGTATCTTGAAGACAACCTAGCCAGTGCGTCGGTCAGCGTTCCGTTATAACGTCTTGATACTGATAGGGTGAACTCCACTATATCATCCGTTCCGCTACCATAGTAGATGGCGTTGTCGCCAATAGTCTGAGGCGTTGGCACAAGATAGTCTACGAAGATGGTCTTCAATACTTCCAGGGCTGTATCGAAGTCGTGTGTCAGCGTTCTTTCGTGTACCTCATCATCACCGGCTGTCTCGTTAAAGCCTACTTTTGCAGCATTGTTATCTGCTGCAGTGTCTATCTTTGCTTTCAGGTAGGTTGTTGCCTTTACCGCTTCAATCACTACCGATTTGATAATTTGAAATTTTATGATCATAGCTTATCCTTTTTAGTCAATGATTATTTCGCCCGTCATGTCTGCCAGACTCTTGTTGCTGCTTGCCGGTGGAGTCTTGTGATAAATCAGCTTGATGGATGCTGCTATATGGTTCGCCATGTCCGCAGCATACTTCTGTGCCAGCTCTGCCTCAGTCATTCCCAATACCGCATTCGATACATAGGCTATCACATACCCCATGAAGTTGCCTTCAAATGGTACGGTAATACCGTCTTCTCCGTCTGCCCATCTGCTGTTTTCAAACTTAATCACCATCGCGTCTCCGTTCTTGTAATAGGTTACTTGTGGTGCCAGTTCTGCTACAAATGTTTCTGCCGCAGCGTTGATATACTGCTTCATGATACCTTTCTCTTCCGAAGATAAAGTGGTCTTGGCAAACATCGTATCGCCGTTCTTATCTTTCAGGCGTTTTCCGATGAGAGCGAAGTGTTTGCTCACCTCACTCATCACCTTCTCCATTTCTATAGTTATCTGTACTTCCATACCTTATGCTGCTCTGTTATATCCTAATGCACTCTGTGCCTGTGCTACTGCATTCTGGTCTGCACCCTGCACAATTCCGTTCTCTACCTGACCACCGCCTTGCTGCATAGCCATTGCCTGTTGCTGCTGATACATCTGTTCAAGCTGAGCCTGCTGCTCCTGTACGCTGGCAAGCAACTTGTCTGCAAATGGTGCGTTGAGGTTCTGCAGATACTGAATGATGTTGATACCGCCCATTTCAAGAAGCTTGTCGAGCGTATCGTTTTGCATCGTGTTGAAGGCTGCCGTAGCTGCTGCATTCTTGATGCTGATTTTGAAGTGAATATCTCTTGCCGAAAGGCGGTCGTATTTGTAAACCGTATTGAAGTTCCGGTCGTAAACTTTTCTTCCGTCTTCGTAGTACTGTTGGATAGTCATGCACTTCTTGGTTGCCAGTTTCTCCGTAAACACGTCCATGTCGGCAAGGATGGTATACAGAGACGTGGTTGCATTCTGGCTTTCCTGTGCGTATCTGGCTGCCGATGTTCCTGCCGATGGGGTCTTACCCTGCAAAGCTCCGCTCACGTTGGTAACCTCTCTAATCAGGTTCAGCTCTATCTGCAACAGTTCATTCGTACCGATATTCACGGCGTTCGATGTGATAATCTCTGGCTTCGCATTCGGCGTCTTCACCGATGGCTTGTAGAATATCCATCCGTCATACTCTACCGCCTCTTCCATAAACTGCTCTGGCGTTCTTCCGTTAAGCACATTCGTAGGAATCATCTTGAATCCCTTGAAACTGCTTCTGATGGCCATGTCGTTCATCACAATCAGTCGGTTGATGTATCGCTGCTGGTCTATGATGTTGGCAAGGAATGGATGAATCTCTCCGTTTATATACGGATATAGCTTCATTGTAAATGGATGGCTTTTATAGTCGTATGGTGTTTCTCCCTGACAGAGGATAGTTCCGTCTGGCGCCATGTAGGTATAATACCAGTACTTACTGGAAGTATCTTTGCTGGTTATATACGCCCTATCTTCCTCCGGCACACCAGCCTCGTCATACTGCTCTTTACGCCTATTGTTTAAATCTATCAGCTTTTGTATCATAGCCGTATCATTACGATCTACCCTGAAATAAGCATCATTTACATTTTGAGCAATAGGGTCAAAACATTGAAGCATTGGTTTGGTTTCCGTGGTCCATACCTCAATCACTCTAGAGTAATGTCTTCCCTTGTTGCTATGGTCGAAACTGAGATTATCCAACGCCTTCTCTTCGTTAAACTCATATCCGTAGCTGTTATCGTCCGAAGGATAAATATCAAAGATAGCGTTCAGATCTTCTTCTGTAAGCCCATATTCCTGTTTGGCAAACTTCTGATACAAGTCTTCTCGGCTCACGTCATGCAGTACACCGATAAGGCTCACGTCATTGTGCCGTGGGTCGCTGCCGCATTCAAAAAACATGTGGTCGGGTTCCATCGCGTCTGTCCATGAGTCTGGCATTTCAAGTTCCTTTGCCTCCCAACTCTCTCTGACAAACATCTGACCTCCCATAAGATAGTCCTTAATAGCGTGGTTCAGAACATCTTGCATGTACGTTGTCTGCCAGTTGCATTGCATCGTAGCACTCATCATGTCGCTCAGTTGCCGGGAGTCGCTATCTCTTGCAAAGCAGACCGGTTCCGTTCCCTGCTTGGCATAAAGACCGGCAATAGATTCCAGAATGCTCACCATGATATTGTTGCTCATAGGTGTCTGGTTGCGCCTCTCCATATAGGTGCGCTCTGTCATTTCCTCCCAGTAGCCATGATGGTATACTCTGATGGTGTCGCTCCATTGGTCGCCCATACAGTAACGCATCGTTCTCGCCCTCGTTTCTCGCACACCGCTCAGGTTATTCCAAGCATTTCTACATCGGCTAAGTAACTCCTCGTCCTTGCCGTGTTCTTGTCTTCGCTTGCGAGCCTTAACCGAGTCATACTTGTTATGTTGAGGCATCACTTTGCTAAGTGTCAGTATTCTTGCCTTTACCATTTTCTTATACATTATTAATTATAGGCGCAAAAATAGGCAAAATCATGGCTTTCTTTGCCGTGTTCCAACCAACCACCAAGCGCAAGGTTGGAGCACGGCAAAACTTCTTCAAATTATTTGCATTTTTGCCGAAAAGTTTCAAACAGTATAGAGATATGACAAAAGAAGAATTAGCACAGATGAATGAGGAAGGTGGTGCTCAACAGGCTCCACCTGCTGAGGCTGCTACAGATGAAACGTCTGTAGATGAGCGCCCTAATCGTACAGCTTTCTCCAAGCGTTTCTCCAAGCGTCACTCTGACATCGACTTCGAAGACAAGGAAGCTCGTTATGCGGCTATGAATGATGATGCTGATTTGCTCGGACAGTACGAGGAGAGCGGTAAGGCATTGTCTAAAGTATTCGATAAGCACAAGTGGCTCGCTGCTCTGGCGATGGACATGGAAAAGAATCCGGACGACAATCCATTTGATGCGATGGCTCGCTTGGGTATTGATGTAAAGACGTTGCTTGATGATCCTGAAGGAGGCAAGAAACTCGCTGAGATTCTCGCAAAACATAACGAGGACGTGGCTGAACAGAACGAGGCTACAGAGAAGGTTACTGCCAACATGCGCAAGTCGCTTGAACGCCTGATGAATCTCTATCCCGATGAAGCACAGGATATGTGGTCCCAGATTTACGAGATTCACGACAAGGTTGAGAGTGGCGATATTTCAGATGATATTTGGAAGATGCTACACAATGCAAACAACTATGATTCAGACATCAGTTCGGCGCGTGACGAGGCGGCTATGCAAGCCAGAAACGAGAAGATTCAGAATAAGGTTCGCTCTTCTAGCACCGAAGGTATTCCCCCTTCTCTTTCTAGTTCGGGCGCAGGAAACAAGCCGGCAAAGAAACAGAAACGTGAAAGTTTCTTTGATGATATTAGAAGTAATTAATCCATAAATATATGTATAAAATGAAGAAAAATTGTTTTAAGAATTTTATGAGCGGTCAGTTCATCATGAAGATGATTCTGATGCTTGTTGCCGTAGTTACAGGTGGTGGTATGATGGCTGTAGCAGACCTTGTGGAGCCACAAATTGGTAACGAGGGAGTAAATCCTGCAGACAAAGAGACTGTTGCCCAAAAAGAGCCAGTAGATCCTAATGCTAACGACAGACTTAGCCCTGGTGGAAAGAAAGATGGTCAAGACCTTACAGGCTCTCAGGCTTCTAGTACACAGCTTCGTGAGGGTGGTCTGCTTGATAAGGAGTGGGATAGTGAGATTGTTAAGTTCTATCCTTTCAAGACACCGCTTCTTTCTATTGTTCGCCGTATGGCAAAAACAGTAAATATTAAGAACTGGTCAATCTCGCATCAGCGTGTTGGTGGCGAAACTCTTGATGGACAGACTATTCAGAAAATTGAAACTGCTGACACCATCGAGATTAATTCAACGAACTTCTCTGGTTCTATTCGCCCATTCTATAAAGGCACTACTGTTTTTGCTTCTGGTGTTCCCGGTTATGCTGCTGGCTCACAGACCAAGACAGAGGGTACACTGATGCTTTATGTAATTGAGGCTAACGGTAAAAAAGCGGTTATGCAGGCTGTCAACGGAAAGCCGAAGGTTAGTGGAGACTCAAGAGACAATCTTGATAACATGACTTGCCCGGAAATCCCTGTTGGAACAACGTTCCTTGCTGGTGCATCTGCAGCTTCTGAGTCTCAGCTCACCATTACACCAGAAAACTTCCAGCCACGCGAGAAAGAAGTGTATGTTCAGAAGAAACTCTTGAACATCGTATTTACAGATGACTACGAGAAGGTAAAGAAGGAGCAGCCTATTACAGTTGCCGACTTGAAGACCGATGCTATCATCAAATATAACCTCCGTGCAGAGCGTACTTATCTGCTTGGATGCAAGTCTCGCTTCAAGGCTGAGACCGGCGACGGACAGATTGAAGATGTCTATACCTCTGAGGGTATCATCAATCAGCTCACCAACACATACTCTATCGGTGATACTTATACGCTTGGCGATTTGATTGCTATTTCCAAACTCCAGTTCACGGAATTCTCCGAGAATGATCGTTGTTTTGCCTTCTGTGGTAAGAATGCTATCGAACGTTTGGAGAATATCAAGTTGGAGGGAAGCCATCAGAACGACTTCATTAATCACAACGAGTTCGACCTTACCTTCAAGCGATTCAAGGACACCTTCGGCTCTATTGATTTTGTTTGGACTCAGACTCTCGATCTCTTGGGTATGTCAGACTTCATGGTTATCTTTGACCCTAAGGCTTCTCGCCGATACGTCAAGATTGGCAAGAAGGAGCAGACCAATGATATGTCTAAGGGAGGTGGCGAGGTTCGTGACGCTAAGCGTTGGATTCATCAGGAGGCAGATAGTGTGGCACTTCGTGGTTACAACTCAATCTTGGTTGGTCCTGCTGATAAGATTGCTAAGATTGCCACAGAGTCACTTAATGCCATCATTTCTGCTAAGGAACTTCCTAAGAATCCATCAAAGGGTATGAAGGTTGCGCTCACGCAAGACTACACCTTAAAGGGTTCTAATTCTCCTACTGATGATGTCAAGTACGAGGCAGGTACAGTTTTATACTACACTGGCACCGCTTGGTCTATCTATGCTGGTCAAGATACAGCGCAGTAAATTATTACTATAAACCATCGGTGGGCAGGTGCATCTTGCTCTGCCCACCATTTATAAAGAATAAATATGATTAAGACATATAAAGCACGAGTAAATCAAAATAGCATTAGCTATCTGCTTTCAGGTAAGCAGGGTAATCAGGTTCGCTATCCTTTCGCAAATGGTAATGTAATTATAAACAAATATCCTTCACTTACGCTGCGAAACCGATACTGCCAGGAACTTCTAGAGTCTAGCTTGCTTTTTGCCAACAATACTATTGTTCTCGACCATGAGGAAGAAGAGTACCCTGGTGAAAAGGCTAAACTCGAAGAAGAAAAGAATGCCGAATTAAAGTCTACCGTAGATGAGCCGGCAAAGAAGACTACAAAAAAGTCACAGAAAGAGGAGGTAACAGGCATCCGTACAACGGAAGAAGTTATTAATTACATAAACAACCGTTTTGATAAGGATTGCAGGACTCTTGAAACTGCTATGAAGCATGCAGACAAGGCTGGTCTTGTTTTCCCTGATTACGGCAAGGAGTAATATATATAATAAGGTGTAAATGAGTATAGAGGAAATCATAAAGGCAGTACGTTGGTGCATAGACGAGGAATCCAACAACACATCGGAAATTACCGATGAGAAGGACGATTTGTATATGGACAACATTATCAAGTCGAAGATAAACGATGCGCTGCATTGGATAGCTATTACTGCTGCATCTTCGCCTGTTCTGTCCGATTCCAAGAGCATAGGCTCGACTTCCGACACAATTCAAGTGTCCGATTTTGATTCTAATCACAATATCGGTGTTATCACCATGCCTTCCAATATGGAGATTATTACCATCAACCGCATTCGTGGCGCTTCTTGGTATAAGGCAGTCGCCCCAGTAGAGGACACCGATGATGAAGCTCTTATGATGTACGACGATACCGCCAATGGTACCATTGATCGCCCACAGGCTGCCATCATGCGAGAGAATCCAATCAAGATACTCATGCAGCCCAAGACTTCAACGGCGGTCATTACCTATGTGGGCGTACCTAAGTCTGTGAGCACAGACTCTTCTACAACAGATGTTTCCATTCCTGACAAACTAAAGAATGCCTTCATCTATTATATCGCCTTTCTGCTCCTCTCAGCCTACGATGATACCAAAGCTAGCCAGATGTACACCATCGCCCTGCAACAGCTAGGCGTAAATCAAACCTCAAAATAAATACGATATGGAGAATGTAATAGCCACATACGATGCCAATGAACTTGCGTGGGTAACTCCAATCCTTACTCTTCGCCGTGATATTTTCCTAAGAATCACGCTAAGGGAAAAAGGAAAGGTGGTTATCCGTCAGTCAGATGATAAGGGAAATTTCCCTCGCGTCCCGATACGTAACCACAAGGACACCAAGTCCTTCGAGTTCCGTATCTCGGTTATTCCAGATACCGTCCAAATTCAAATATTCACTTCTACAGAAACAAAAGAAATTAAATATGCCTACATTTAGACAAGATAATAAGTTAGGTAGCAAGGTTTCACTCATAAAAACGTGTGATATAAACGATAAGGCTATAACATCAGAAAAAATAGCTAACAGTGCGGTTGACGCAGACAAAATTCAAAATGGAAGCATCACCAAAGACAAGTTAGCTCCTGACGTTGACTTATCGTTATATATCCTCGTTGATGAGTTTCCTTCTGAAAACATCAACCCGAATAAGATTTATCTAAAGAGGGATAGTCCTTTGTCTGAGACCTACACCAAATTCCAATACGTTAACGGCGAATGGAAGAACCTTGGCGTGTTTAACGACTCTATAAATCTTAGTGCATATATCCCTTATTCTGGTATGGGCACTGTAGTGGAAGATAATTTTGGAATCAAAGAGGAAACTAACGAAGAGTCGAAGGGAACTGCTATGCAGCTGCATTTGGAATATAAAGACGAGAATTCTGAGACAAAGAAATCTGGTTCGGTTAATATTCCATCTGCTAGCTACGAGAAAGCAGGTCTGATGAGTGCTAAGGACAAGCAAAAGGTGGATGCACTTTATAATATGTCTGCTTTAACAGAAGAAGAGCTAAACAAAATATTAAAGTAAACTATCATGAAGATATTAGATGAATTAGGCGT